AGGGGTCTTTATTTTTCTTCTGTCCTTTCATCGGCAGCGTCCTCCACAGCAAAGGCCACGCGGTAGTCGCTCAATTCTTCCAGCGTTTCGTCGATAGCCTTTTTCATTTCGTCAAAAATAGCGGCTTGGTTTCCGTCCATAGCCGCCAGCGTAGGCGATAGCTTGGCAGGCATAGCCAAAAACCGGCTGCGGATATTCAGGCACATGGTCTGTATGCCTTTCTCAATATCCTGCGTACTGTGCAAATCGCCCCGGCGCAGGTCGTTGTCCATTTCCGCCGCTTTCCGCTTTTCGGCGGTCAGCTTCATGCGCTCGGTGTTCAGACTTTCTTTTCCCGCTCCGCCCAAATACTTGATGTACCTGGCCACGGTGGGTTGCAGCTCATACAGCCCCGGTCTTGCCTCCACGATCACGCCCTCGTCGCGTAACTGCCGCACCCGGCGTTCTGTCAGGCATAACCACTGGGCAATAACCTTGCTGGTGTACAGTGTCATTCCTCCGTGTCCTCCTCCAAAGGCGCGTCAAGATCACCTGCCGCCGCGCCGTCGGGGTCTGGCACATCCACCGCGCCGGTGGCTCTCATGCGCAAAATTTCAAGCCGCTGCTTTTCCAGTGCCATGCGCCTGTCGCTCTCCTCCAAGGCCCGCAGGCTGTCCGCAATCTTGGCAATGCGGCCCTGCACCTTGTATAGCGCTTCCTGCAATTTCAGCACCCGGCTAAAGGCGCTGTCCTTGCTGTACATACCCATGGTTTGGTTGGCACCGTCTTTTTTGTCCTTGCCCCGCCCGCCGGGGGTGCGCATATCCAAAAGGCTGCTCACAAACAGCGCGTCCTCCGGCTGGCTCTCATACGCGGCAATTTTTGCCAGTATCTTGTGTTCGCGGAACTTCAAAATCTTCATTTCATGTTCCAGCGCCTCACGCCCGCCCAGCGGCACACTCTCGGTGATCTTCAATTCTTCGGCAGAAAGCATATCAAAAAAGACGGTGCTGTACGCTCCGTCTTTCTCTGCGTTCTTATTGCCGGGCGGCGCACCGTCGTGGCTGCCTGCTGCATTGCGCTTGCCCTTGCTGTTTTGGTTTCCCGGCTGCCCGCCGCGCTTTTTCTTGGGTAACGCTTCTTCCCACTTGTCCGCCGCTTTCCAGTTGCGCAGGGTTTGGTAACTCACACCCAGCTCCCCAGCCAGCGCCCGCAGGCTTACTTCCTCGCCCTTTTTCTTCTTGGCGATATATTCAGCCTTGGCGGTGTCGCGCTTCTCGCTCCGCTTCGGCATTTCACACCTCCAAAAAGTAAAGCCCGCCCCGCCGGGCAGGCCCAAAACAAAAGGCCCGCAGCGTTCCCGCCACGAGCCTTTATATTTTCATGCTACTACTATACCACACAAAACCTGTCAAAGTTGCTAACTTTCTAAAAAAATTTCAACCCCGCTGTTTGCTTATGTAGAGCAGGTGCGAGATATAGTATTCCAGTGCATTGTCTGAACTGAACTCTATTTGTTGCCGCATATTTTGCAGCACCGCCGGTTCATAGTCAAACAGACTAAGCAGGCGCGGACAGTTTATTTCTTCCTTGCACGCAGCCTTAAAGTCGTCCGTCAGCTCCCACCGATCTTGGCACCCGCGCATAAACCCGGCCAGCAGGCACGCCCGCAAGGTTTCCTTGAAGTCCTCAGTGTTGTGCAATTCCTGCATGGCGCAATTCTCTATGCACTGGAATCTGCCGCACGGTATGTCGTAATAGGCAAAGATAGTATGTACTTTCCCCGATGTGTGGGCAAAGCCCCACTTGCTGTCATACTTGCGGTACGCCTCAACCGCCCCTTGGTAGTTTCGCTCTTTCAGTGCAGCAATGGCCCGGTTGATTGCCGCCCGCTTGTCATTGCGGCACACCGTCACAATTCCCGCTCCCGTTTCTGTCAGACGGAACAGGTGCCCGCCGGTTTTCCGGCGGTTCAGCTTGTAGCCGCTACCCGCCAGTCTGTCGGCCAATGCCCGCTTCTTTCCCGTGTCAGGCAGCCCGCGTTCCCGCACCAGTGCCAGTAGTTCGTCTTTGGTAAGCGCCTTTTCTATTTCTTCGCTCGGCGTAAGCGGCTCAATCAATCCCGCCTTTTTCAAGGCAGAATAGGCGCTGCTCTTTCTCCCAAAATCCAAGTAGGAAATATCATCCTCCGCAAAAGGCCGTTTCCTCTCCGGGTCAAGGTTGCCTATGGTATAGATCAGCGCCCGTGGGTCTTTGTGCTTTCCCTCCGCCAGTTCCGCAAAGGTAGGCACCTCCGCCGGGTATAGCAGCTCTTTCATGCTCGGCGCAGTATATGCCTTTCGCACCTCCGGCGCTTTCGGCTGTGCCTGCGCAGTAGGCTGCACCGCCTGCGGCTTGATTGGGGAATCTGGTGCTTTTGGCTTTGCCGGTGGCGGCGCGGTCGTCGGTGCCGTGCCGCCGTTTTTATTCTCGCCAGATTTTCCTATCACGATCAGAACCCCCAGCACCGCCAGCGTGGGAATAGGCCACTTGAACAGCGCATAAATTCCCGCCATAACCATAAGCACCGTAAATACCACTGCCATTGCCAAACTCCTTTTCTTTGAACACTCCTTGCAAAAATTTCAACCCACTGTAAATCTTTCTTGCATTTTGATTTACTTTTTTATGATTTGTAAATCTTTATTACAAGATTAAGCGTAAAAAATGCTATTGTCAAGTAAAGCGAGGTGAAAAGGTTTGAAGATTTATACATACGAGGGCAAGGCCAATATCTCCGGCGATAGAATCCACCAAGCCCGCACCGCGCAAAGGATGTCGCAGGACGCGCTGGTCGCCAAGTTGCAGCTTGCCGGTCTGTCCATCGGGCGCGAGGCCGTCAGCCGCATTGAAACCGGCCTGCGCTTTGTAACCGATTATGAACTTGTCATATTTGCCCGCGTTCTCGGCGTCACCATTGAATGGCTCACCGCAGATATGCAGGATTGAAAAAGGCTTGCACAAAAATGTGCTTGCCTTTATTTTTTTGCCCTCCACCGCGCCGGGCAGCACCGCCCCGGCTTTCCCGTTCCTGCACTGCCCCTGCTTTTCCTCTCCTGCGCCGCCTCCGGCTCTCCCGTGCCTGCCACCAAGCCCGCGCCCCGGCCCTCGTTTTTGCCCAATTTTCTTTTTTTGACCCCCCTCTACTTTTTCCGCCCGGCCCAAGGGGAAGTGAAAAAACGCCCTCATACCTACCCAACTTTTGCGCTCTCGAACCCGCAAGGCTAAATGTGCGCGTGCGCAGTACCTACCGCGCACGGGCGAGCGCGGGTGCGTACAGGCGCGTTTAGTAATTACCGCGCGGGCGGTATAGTGCGCGGGCGTTTAGTAACTGCGCAGGCGGCGCGGGCGGGCGTTCCGCTGGTGATCGTCGGCGCGGCGGCCTGCCGGGCGGCGGTGCTGGCCGCTGGTGTTCCGCCGGGTGTTGTGTGTTTGAGTGTGGGCGGTGTGCTGGCTGTCGGTGTTGTGGCTGGTGCTGGTGTGGCGGTGGTGTGGTGCTGGCTGGTGAGCTGCTGCCCGGTGCTGCTGGTGGTGGGTGGCCTGCTGGCTGGTGGGGTGGTGTGAATAGTGGGAAAAAGAAAAGCCCTTGCAGGCGGTGAGCTTGCAGGGGCTTTTGTGCTGATCTGTTTTATTTTTCTTCATCGGCGGCGGGCTGGTCGATGGGCAGGCCGTCGCGCTCCATGCGTTCGCGCAGGGCTTGCAATATATACCCCTGCAAACTCTGCCCAGCTCCGGCGGCGGCCTGCCTGATCTGTTCGCCCTCTGCTTTGTATGGCTGTATAACTATTCTGTCTAATTTCTCGTGGTGTCGTTTATCTGATATTGCTTTTTTCTCTGTTATAGCCATTATATCCCCCTATGCTTGTAATTTAATAAATATAATATATCATACTTTCGGCGGCGTGTGAACACGCAATTTGCACAAAAGCGTGTGTACAGTTTTGTGCAAAACGCAGAAAGCGTGTGAACACGCTTGACAACAGCGTGTGAACACGCTACAATGCAGACACAGCAAGCGACACGGCACACAGCCGAACGCCGCAAGCTGAATACCCGGACAGGAGGAGAAAGGACACCATGGACGACACGACAGCAAAAGAGCTTGACCGGCTGGCCGATTGGCTCCGGGCGCAAGGCATGACACCGGCGCAGGTGCTTGACTGCCTGAAATACATTGCAGGCGCGACACCGCCCACCAACACCGCAGGGAAATAAAAAATAGGCTTGGCACCCGTCAAAGCCGCCAAGCCTAACACCCTGCAAGGGTGGCCGCTCCTGTCAGCGGCTACCCCCATTTTATCAAAACATCCGGCCCGCTGCAAGCCCGCCGGGCCGATCTAATAAAAAATATTTTGGAGGTTTTCACCATGACTAACAACGAGATCATCATCAATCAGGCAATCGCACACGGCATTTACACCAAGGCAGAGGCGCAGGCCATCGTGGCCGCCAAGGGCTGCTTGCCCATTCACACCTTTGCAGAGTGGAAAAAGGCGGGTTACTCCGTCAAGCGCGGCGAACACGCCGCCATTACCTGCGATCTGTGGAAGTACACCGAGCGCCCCGGCAAGGCCGCCAAGGCCGCCCGCGCAGAGGCCGCCAAGGCCGGGCAGAACGGCCCCGACGCCGACGCCCCCGACCCGCATTACTACATGGCCAAGGCGCACTTGTTCACCCGCGAACAGGTCAAGCCCGCCGGGCAGGACGACGCCCCCAAGGCCAAGACCCCGGAGGAGATCGCCGCCTATAACAAAAAGCTGGCCGACGAACGCAAGGCCCGCAAGGCGTCGCAGCAGGCCGCCGCAGCTCCCGCCCCGGCACAGCCCGCCGCAGAATGTGAGCAAATTTCCATGTTCTAACCCACGCAACCCGCAAGGCCGACGGCACCCGCCGCCGCTGGTGCAAGCCCAGCCGCCCCCACACGGGGCGGGCGCTCATGGGTACAAGATCACCCACACACAACACAAAACAGGAGGCCGCACACTATGACCACTTACACGCTTTTCCGTCTGTCTGACCGTCAAGCACAAAAAGAGCTTGCCACGCAGCGCCGCTATATGCAGCGCCACCGGGCAGAACTGGCCGACACCCGCAACCCTGACGCCCTCCGCCGCTACATGGAGTTTAACCGGCTTTCGATCATCTGCGCCAAGCGCGGCTATATGCTTTGTATCTCCGACTGACCCACACAACCCGCAAGGCCGACGGCACCCGCCGCCGCTGGTGCAAGCCCAGCCGCCCCACACAGGGCGGGCGCTCATGGGTACACAAAACCGCCCACACAAAACAGGAGGCTTTCACAATGGCAGCAACAGAACGCAAAATTCCCGGCACCTTTGCCCCGGTTCCCGGTGGCTACTCCCAGCAGATCGGCGCAAACACGGCGCTTTTCATCCCGGATTTTTCCGTTTCCCGCTACGACCCCAGCACCGGCGAGGTTTACGGCTACGCCCCCGATTATGACGCATTGGAGGCCGCCAAGACCCCCGCCGTGCAGGCCACCGCCCCCGGCGAGTATTCCTATTGCTACGAAATGCAGCAGGCCCCCACGGGCTGCGACTACGCCGCCGATCTTGCCTACTATGGCAAGCACTACTTTCTGCGCCCCTTGCGTGACGGCCTGCCCCCGCTCCACGGGCGCGGCATTATCTACGACGCAGAACAGGGAACCTATATGGTCACGCTCCGCGCCTATGACAAAATCAAGGCGCAGTACAAAATCAAGCGCGAAACTTGCCTTGATTGACCCGCAAGGCCGACGCCACCCGCGCCGCCGGTGCAAGCCCGGCCACCCTGCAAGGGGTGGGCGCTCATGGGTAACAAACACGATCACAAACCCGGCACGAATTTACAACGCGCACCCATCGCCAACAATGGCCGCCAGCCCGCCGGGGCGCTGGCATAAGTCCAACGGGAGCCGGTACACCTCCCCACAAAACAGATTGTACCCGCCGCCGGGCGGCCCCGGCACGGTTTACGGGCAGCTTATCACCACAAAAACAAGCCCCGCCCGCCCTGCGCAATGGGCACCGCCGCCGGGCATAAGACCACACGGCAGCCCCCAGCGGCACAACGCCACGCCGGGCCAGTTGTAAAGCGGCCCGTTCCCATTGCCCAAAACACAAAACAGGAGGTACACAAAATGCAATACTACGAAATCAACGAACAAACCGCCCGCCGGGCGAACGATGTTAATTCTATGAGCGACTACCGCCCCGGCAGCGCCACGGAAGAATACCGCGCCGCCGTGGACAAGGCCGCCGCGCTGGTACAGGCACGAAAAGCCAAGATCAGCCCCTACTATCACGACAAGCTGGATGCCCTGCTTGACCGCTACGCCCGCCGCCTTGCCGACTACTACAACGCCTATTACCGCAACGAATCGGCTTGCCCCTCCATCCTTGTTTGCGGCGGCAGCAACTTCCCGGTACGCAAAAAACAAAAGCAGAACGCCCGCCGCGAATCTCTTTGGCAGGAGTACAAGGAGATTGACGCCATTCTTGACAAAATCCGCAGCGTTGGCACCGGCGCGGTAGACCTGACCGACCCCCACGCCCGCGAACTGCTCCAAGACCGCTTGCAGCAGGAACAAAACGCCCTTGATTATTGCAAGGCCGCCAATGCCTACTACCGCAAGCACAAAACCCTGCGCGGCTATGCCAGCCTCACCGATCAGCAGGCCGACGCACTCACCGACCCGGACGCCTTTTCCGTCAAGCTGTACGGCAAACCCTACGGCGATTTTGAACTGTCCAGCCTGCGCGGCAAGATCAAGCGCATACAAGCCCGCCTTGCCGATCTGGACAAACTGCAAGCCGCCGCCCAGCAGCCCGACAACACCACGAAATTTGACGGTGGCGAGATCGTGCGTAATGCCGAAGAAAACCGCCTGCAAATCCTGTTCGACGAAATCCCCGACGCAGACACCCGCGACGCGCTGAAATCCAACGGTTTCCGCTGGTCGCCCCGCAAAAAAGCATGGCAGCGCCAGCTAACACAAAATGCCGAATACGCCGCCCGCCGGGTGCTTGGTCTGTAAATTGTGCCCCGGATAACAACCCCAAAACAAAAACCGCGCCGCCCCGGTTCACCGCCGGGGCATTGCGTGGTATAATAGACCCAACACAAAACACAAAACGAAAGGGTGTAACGCATGAATAACGAAAACATGACCGTTTATCCGCCTTACCGCCTTGTGGCCCAATTTGCCGACGGTGCCCGCCTGCTGTTCGACGGTCTGACCGAAGCGCAGGCACAGCAAAGCATGGAGGCCGCCCAAGCCCAACACGGGGATATTGCGTGGTATGACGGCGTGACCGATCTGCACTACGAAAACGGCAAATATTATAAGCTCATACCCCCGCCGCCGGAAGTGGCCTTGATTGACCTCACAGAATACACCGGCCCGCTGGATGAAAACGGCCTGCCGCCGTCCTTGACCGGCAACCCGCCCGCCAATCACGAAACAGGCCCCGACGATCACAAATAACCCCGCCCCGGACACAAAACCGCCCGCCGCAATAACAAAACCTGCGCAAACAGCAACACCCCCAGCCAAGGCCACACGGCCCGCCGGGGGTGTTTTCCTGTTGTTTTTTGCCTGAAATCGCTGTATTATAGGCATTGCACAAAACAATTTTGGAGGTTTAGCTATTATGTGGATTTATCGCTCACCAGTTGGCATTTTGAAGATCGTGCGCCAGCCTGACGGCACTTTCGGCCTGTGCCATAACGAAACAGTTTGGGAGGCTTGCGACACGCCGCAGGCAGAAGCCGACAATGTTTTTTGTCATGTAACAGGCTGTGACGAATGGGATTCATGCCCCGACGCTGGCCCCTCCGATCTGTCCGAATGGGAATACATTCCCTCGTAACTTTCCGCCAGTTCTGCGGCCATACGCCGCCCATCAATGGTGCTTACCTTGTTCTTGTGCAAAAGCCGGGTAAGCGCCGTTTTTATTTGTTCCTCGGTTTCCAAATGCGGGTACGCCTCCAAAAATGCCTCGCTTTCCAGCAAATCCGCCGCTACGCGCATGACCAAGCGCCGTTTCAGTTCGGGGGTTTTACGCAATCCCTCCAAAAGCTGCTCCTCGCTCATGGTTTCACCGTGGGTCAAAATATCCTCGTTCATATCCTGCCTCATTTCTGCCCGGTTCACCGCCGGGCGTTTTTTCGTTGTCGATGATCTTCCAGTTTCTCCGCAGGGCGGCCAGCGTGGAATACGGGCAAAAGCCTTGCCCCTGCACATCCCGCACACACAAATACCCGCTCCGCCCGGCGCTGATCTCGATTTCATAGTATTTCTTGCTGACAAACCCGCAAGAGGTCTGCCCCACAAACTGCGCCGTCACGATCTGCGCCATGCTCACCCCTCCGCCGATTCCCGCAGCCAATCCAAGCAGCACTTTATGCAGGTTTTCGCGTCACCGGGGCCGGGGCATTTATCGTCGTCGTGCGGGCACATGATCGCAACCGCCAGCGCCTCGTCGTCCATTTCCCTGATCTTGTCCGCATTGGTAAAAACCACATCCGGGCAATGCTTCTTTCGTGCCTCTTTGCAAGCCTTGCCGCCATAGTCCAGCAGGCAGCCGGGCACCCTGCACCTGTCACACAATTTCACTTTTCATGCCTCCGTTTCAGCTAGCGCCGCAGCGGGCGCACCACAAAACAGTCTGCCGTAATATACGCGATTTTTCGCCAGTTCTGTTGCTCCACAAGCTGCCTTGTACTCTCCAACTGCATTTTCAAGCCGCATATCTGTTCAACTTCTGCCACAACACGCCGGGCAAGCACCCGGCTTACAAGCCTTTTCACAAAAACGCGCCTCCTTTACCCGGCTACCCGCCGGGCCTTTATGTTTCTATCCAGTAGTCCATCAACGACCACCCGCCGTTGCTGTGTACACGCTTGATTTTCTTACGGGCGATTTTCTCCGGCACAGTGCTTTTCAGGTTTCCGTATTGATACTCAATCTTCACCTGCGCCTCGTACCACTTTTGCCCGGCCCTTTGGATGTAGAAAAAGCCCCATTCGCACGGGTTTCTTTCCAAAACGGCTTTTACAAGCTCCTGCACCGTCCATTCTCCGCGCAGTTCCACAGCATACGAACAGCAGCAGTCGCCATACGGCCCGCCGGTGCAAACCAGCTTAAAATCCCGCTCCGCTTTCACGCCTTATTCCTCCTATTCGCAAATTGTTTTTCCAGCGGCTTTTCCCGTTCAGCGGAAAAGGTTACGCCCGCCGGGTGAAATCTTTTGACCAAAACACTTTTTTCGGCCAGTTTTCCCGCCGTGTTTCCCGCTCCAAAAGAGAGGTTTTTACACGCAAAAAATCCCGCCGGGGCAGGGGCGATTTTACGGGATTTTTCCCGGCGCATGTTATGTACGCGCGCGCGTGGCCCGCTCGGCCAACTCGTCCACCATCGGCACTTCTTCCAGCACCTCGCCCAGCCGTTCCACAGCTCTGCCGTGCCAATTCCGCGCCGTGCTGTCCGGCACACCCAGCTTGCCGGAAATTTTTGTCCAACTGTACCCACGAATCAGCCGCATGATTATGACCGACTTGTACTTACCGTTCACCGCGTCCAGTGCGCCCCGGATGTTGGCCGCGTCGCCCTCCAAGACTTCCACCTGAACGCTGATCTCCTGCAGGCGGCTCTTCACGCCGTTTTCGATCACGCGCACGGCCAGCGCCTCGGTGGGGTTGCCGGGTGCCGAACTATGCGGCATACCGTCCATAGCAAGGCCGCCCAAGCCGTTGTATTCATCTTCCAGCGCGTCACGCTCCCGTTTAAGCAGCTTGATAGCCTCCGGGATTCCCCCGTAATATTTGACGATATGCTTTACCGTTTCGCTCCGCATACCCAGCACCTCCATTGCCTGTAAGTCAGAACAGCGTCTTGCCGAAAACCGGCTCCGTTGCTCCGCTGGTGTCCACCTCCACCGTGTCGTGAATGATCTGCCCGATCTTCCGCGCCAGCACGGCGTACCCGTAATACTCGCCGTCCTTGGTACACTCGCCAAACTGGCGGAAATTGTTCTCGGTTTCTTCCACCACCACGGCCACGCGGTCAGCGCCAAAGCCCAGCGCCTTGTGCATGGCCTGCACATAGATTTTCATAACCGTGTCCGCCGCCTCACGCCGGGCGGCCAGCTGCACGGCCTCCCGCTCCGTCTTGGGGGCAGACAGCGCAGGCAGCAGAAACGGCGTCATGATCTGCTGCACCGCAGCGGCCAGCGTGGCCTTGGCCTGCTTTTCGCCGCGCACCTGCTTGTCCAACGCATACTTGGCCGAAAACTCGTTGGCACAGTCCACAACGCGCCGCAAACGCATTTCTCCAATGCCGTATTTGTCATAGATTGCCGCCAAAATGCACACAATCAGCACATTTCCCGTTTCTTCCCGGTGATCGTCCAGCCGTTCCGCCTCGGTCTTGCGGGTACGCAAAAAGCGCCGCTGCGCCTGTATGGCAGCGTTCCGGGCGAAATAACGCGGTGTAGTATGCCGTCTTTTCATCCCAAGGCCTCCTGTTTCTCAATTTCCCGGCCACAAAGCGGGCAAAAATCAATGCACAGCACATTCAGTGCGCCGCCGTCGTGCAGGGTGTCAGTGCAAAGGCGCGGGTTTCCGTCCTCGCCCCACTCCACCCAAAACAGCATACCGCTGGTGGTTTGCATACGCTGGTGCCGCTCACACAGCGGGCACCGGCTCTTTTCTTGGCTTTTCATGGGTTCAGCCCTCCTTTGCCAGCTCTCGCCAGCGTTTCAAGTCGTCTTTGTCCTCGGCGGTGATGATCTCGGTGAATTTCCACCCCGCCGGTCGGGCAATCTGTTCCAAGAACACCCGCCGTCGCACAGGGTAGTCACGCTGCATACGCCGAACAAACTTGCTCTTGATCTCCACGATCTCAACGGTGCCGTCGGCGTATTTCAGCCGAAAGTCCGCTGTATAGCGTATGGGGCACAGCTTCATGGTGCCGTATTCACCCGCCGGGAACAGCGGGAACGCGGGGTGCTGCTCACACTCCACGATCTCGCCCCGTGCCATCTTTGGCAGTACGATTCCCGTGTAAAATTCATACTCGCCCCGGCTATCAAAATCCCTGCCTGCTGCCTTGGCCTGCTTCACCGCCTCGGCCAGCGGGTCAGCGGCGCGGCGTTTCCGGGCGGCAAGCTGCTGTTCAGCCTGCGCACGGTAGCGCGGTGGCAGGTCGTCCAACTCCATGTTCATTGCTGCGCGTTCTCTTTCTGTTCTGCCCGCATATCGGCAGCATGGAGTGCATAGACAAGCGGCGTTGCGGCCATAGCGGCGGACAAAACCTTACTGCCGCCCTTGGCCGCGTCGTCATACGCGCCCATGTGCCAGCGGATAGCCAGCGCCTCGGCGTCGGTCAGCAGCATAAAGCGCTGCACCAAAAAGGCAGACTTCTCCCCGTGACCGAACGGGAATTTTTCGCGCACGGTATAGCAGGGCACAGTTTCCCACTTGCCGTCGCTGTTCTTCTGATTTCTTGTGCTTTTGGCATAGAAATCTGCCTTGCAAATGTCATGCAGCAGCGCTACAACGGCATAGGTTTCTGCCGTGGGCACACCCGGCACCCGCCCCGCGCCGATCAACTCGTAGTACACATTCAGGCTATGCTCCACCAGCCCGCCGGGGTAGCTGCCGTGGTAGTTGGTGCTGGCCGGTGCCTCGAAAAAGTCCGTGCTTTCCAGCCATTCCAGCAGCTCCGCCGCACCCGGTCTGTGAATCTGCGAGGTGAAAATCTCAATAAAGCGTTCCTTGTTGTCCATAGTCATTGCCTCCCGACTTCTGCAATCCCGTACACGCTGTCAACCTCCCGCTTGGTAATATTCCGGCGTTTCAGCATTGCGGTGATCTCCTGTTTCTGTTCTTGGTAGACTTCTTCATACGCGAAGAAATAGCGCAATTCCGGGTTGAACATTGATCGCAGGCTCAAACGCACAACCGTGTGTTCGTCAATTTCCATCGGAACCACATACACGGCAATTTGCCCGGTCTGCCTGTTTACTTCCCGGCAAATCACGATAACTTTTTCTATGCGCAGCATAGACCCATGCCCCCTTTCTTATCTGTTCATTCTCGGCGTGACCTTGCGCCCCGGTGTGCCGTGCCAACACTCCGCCCGGCGCATAATCACGGTGGTGTGCCGCCACCCGGCATTGCTTACCCGCGTTTCCACCCGGTTCAGGGTGTAGCCGGGGTATTTTCGCTCCCAGTACGCCACATCGTCGATGTACAGGGTGCTTGCCTCGTCCAGCTTCTTGCGGCTCCACTTGGTATCGTTCGGCGGCGGTGTTTTCGGCTTTTCAAGGCCACGGCTCTGCCGCCAGCTCCGGGCGCACCGCTTGTTCTTGCTGATATACCGCACAAGGCTTTCTACGCTGCCGTGGTCAACATCCAAGTATTCACACCGGGTAAAGCCGAGCTGCCCGGCCTTGTCTGCCCATAGCTGTTCCAGCACATCACGGGTCAAACCGTCGGTGTGCTGTATGATCGCATGGTGGTGGTGCCGTCCGCAGGCCGTGCCATCCTCCTGCACAGTGCAATACTCGGTGGCCGCAACCCACTTGGGGCGCTGTACGCCGTTCTTATCGCACCAACGGTACAGGCGCTTTATGTAGTTGGTTAGATCGCGGTCAGCCTTGGCCGTGTCGCCCGGCTCCGGGTGGTGGTCGTCGTCATAGGTGCCCGTCCACGAAAAATCCCCCTTGCCGAAGTTGGCGTTAACAAGCTGCACATGGTATCGCTTGGCCCTGTTGTCGTTGTAGGTCTGCTGTGCAAGGGTGCTGGCCTCCTTGCGCTTGGCACGGCGGCTTGCGTTGTGTTGTTTCGGGGTCACGGGGTATAGATCAACTTCCATGTAGGGGGCGGTGGCGTAATTCTTACCGCAGATGTGCTTTTGCTCTCTGTAATAGATCGACTTCACAGCTTTTGCCCCTCTCCCAAGGTGGTTACTTCCCATGCGGGGGCTACACCCCCGCACCCCTGTATTATTTTCTTCTTGCTGGAATACCACACTCTGCTCCGCAGGCAAGGGGAAACACCGGGCGGCTCCCTTTCCGTCCTGCTGTTGGTCAGGCAGTGCCCGCCGCCCTCGTTTCCCCCTTGACCCCTTTCCCCGGCATTTCTGCCGTGGTGCTTAACTTACTACTGGTATACCAGCCCCAAACCGCCCAAGGCGGTATTTTTTTAGCCCGCCGCAGCGCGGCAAGGCTAAAAAATCAAGCAGCCGGGCGGGGCACAATCCCGCTCCGCGCCCGGCCTGCAAGGCTTATTCTGTTTTTGATTTACCCGTCATAGCAACCACACGGCGCACCGCACAGGCACCCGCCCGGTGCCTCCGGGAAAAGATCGTCAAAGGTCAACTGCGCTTT